CCACATTCCAAGCGGATCGCTCCATCCAAAGCTGTAACGCTCACGAGCCTTGTAACGGACGTTGCCGGTATCGAAGTCTCCATCCATTGAGTTAGCCAGAGGCATACGCTCAAAGTGCTTCATGCCGTTAGGAACGTCCGTGCACAAGAACCAGCCGTTCGGGTCGGTCAAGAAGTGGTTGACGGTGTAGCCCTCAGGGATGGCACCCATCTGCTTCAACGCGTTGATGTCGTTGTCAGCAGTAGAGACGCGCAGCTCGGTATCAAGCAGACGCTTGGCAACGAACATCAGCGACGGAGGGATCACCATCTTACGGGGCTTGGCTGCAATCAGCAGGCCGCGCTCATCGGTCCACGCAGCGATTTGAATCACAGCGTTTTCCAGAGCCGTCTCGTTCAGGTCAACACCAGTGGTCGGGCTGTTGTAGTTGACGCCGCCGCCAACAAGCGGGTGGCCAACACGAGTGTTGGAACTGTTGTTGCCGAACAAAGTGACACCGTCACCGCCGAGATACGAGCCGTTGAAGCCGTTGTTGATGACGGCTGCAGCCTTGACCTGCTTGGTGTAGGCCATAGCGCGGGCCAGTGCTTTGGTGTAACGAGCAGACAGGCTGTCGTACAGATTGTCCTCAACCGCCTCTTCGGTGATCGAGAAGCCCAGAGCAATGGTCTCGTGGGTGTAGCGAGCGGTGAACGCTTCCTGCGCGTTGTCGTAAGCGATGGCAGAGCCCTCGTTCTTGACAGGCGCGGCAGAAAAGCCAGCCAGCTTGGTTTCCTCTTCAAAGCTACGCTCCGATTTCTCGGTCTCGTAGATTTCCTTGTGCTCTTCGCCGTAGCGGGCGTACTCCATACCAAACAGGGCGTTTAGGCCGGGGAGCAGCTCTTTGAGCAGTTGTGCGCGTGAAATAGCCATTTTTCAATACTCCTTACAGACCAACGGCGTTGGTATAGGTGTGGTAGCCGGGGTTGATCTTCACGTAGACATCGGTGAAGGCGTCGCCAACAACCGAGAAGCCTTGAACGTTGGGGAACCCGACAACACGGAAAGCCGCAGTGGTGGTCACAGCCGAGGAACCTGCCACGACAGAAGCCGTAGAGTTGCCTGTGGTCGTGCTGCCGGTTGCCACAGCGCCGGTAGAGAAGAACAGGTTAGCGCCCACAGCGGCTTGAGTCACCGAGCCAGCGGACTGGACTTGGAACACAACGTTGGGGTCGTCAACAACTGACGCTTGAACCACGCCAGTGGTACCCGTTGGGTAGTACTGCGAGAAGATCAACTGCCCTTGAGCGTTGTAGTACGAGCAGCCAACAAACACACCCACGATGCCGGTATTAGCGGTACCAGTGGGAAAGCCGTTGGTTGTCGCATCAGCGCCAGTGGCGGTTGCCACAGCCAGATAGCCGCTTGCATTCACATACACGGGCGAACCGTTGTAAATGTTAGAGGCGGTGCCTGCGGGGTCGATGAGATAAGTACGGGTTGCACCGGCATAGGGGGTGCCACCCAACTGATTTACGGGTTTTAGCCCGTAAGGGGATGCTACTGCTGCCATTTAAGGACTCCTTGTTACTTTGAACCAGAACCAAACCCGGCACCCCGTGTCGTGGAGGATTTCTTCTCCGAAAACAAAGGCATACGCGGATCGTTGTTACGCAAAAAGTGGTTATCCACTGAGTCCATCTGTCCTTGCGCTTGTTTGTTGTAATACTCTTGACGAGCACGGAAACGCTCGGTAGGCATTTTGCAGAGCATCAAGCCACCAATTTCCACGTTGCCAGTCTTGTCATTACCCACAAGCATAAGTTCTGGATGGTCCGTTGCCTTGACCGGCTCCCAACCCTCACGCATCTTTTGCGAGACGTTGGTGGGATTTGCCTGCCCGAGAATATGAGTACCAACCCAATGGTACGTCCACCCCGGCTCAGGTGTTGGATCAGGCAGATTGCTCGGCGGTACATAGACTGCACGAGCAGATTTGTCGCGTGACTTCAAGTCACGGGCGGTACGATCTTGAGATTCAACCATTTTGGGCCTCCAGTTTCAAAACTTCCTTAACATATTGCTGCGGGTCTAAGTTGTACTTTTTAATCAACGCCGCCTGTGACGGTGTGAGTTCAACTTTTCTCCTGCCGGTCGAGCGACTGGCGGGCGCAACAACAGATGCATGTTTTTTAGCCTGAGACGCTTGGGAACCTTGCGACCGTGGCTTGTCTTCTTCCCCGAAAACTTCGGGAAATTTTGACTTTACGCGAGCATCAATCTGCTCGAAATACTCATCAGTGCGGGGGTCTAGCCCGTTGTTGACTAGTTTTTGATGCAGCCCTAGTGCGTAGCTGGTAATTTCCTCAAACCCGTCAGCGCCGAACCACTGGTTTTTTGCCTGCCAGCGCAGTGTCTTTTCGTCGGCC